TATATCAAAGAAAAGGTGAGTATAAAACAAACAGAATTATCTAAAAAAATGAAAAACATAGATATGGATAATGATGGACAGAGATGCCCTGAGGCACCATCAGAAGATTATTTATCGGGTAGTGAAATAATAACATATAAAGATAATAATTCCAGATATGGATTATGTTTTATAAGTGCAAATAATAAAGAATGTAATTGTTCAGGCGATGATTGTTTAAATAAAGAATTATATAATGACGAATTATTAGATGAAAGTAAAGATTATAAATTATGTTGTAGTAATAAAAAAATTAATGATCCGTATATAAATAATAATAAACATTATCTTTCACAATTAGGAGATGATATTCAAACTAAAAAAAAATTAGATGTAAATATAGAGGGAAATGATAATTTTAAACATTTAAATTTATATAGATTAGTGGAATCTACTGATGAAAATGCAAATAGTATAGAAAATAAGAATATATGTTTAATTGATAAGCATTTAGAACCTCCTAGATGTCCTAATGGTTGGGAAAAATCTGGTAATTTATCTAATGGATATAGTATATGTTGTAGAAATACATAAAAAATAAAATAAAATATATTTTATTATTAATGGATAATATTATTGATTTTTCTGATATAAGTCAAGAATATGCTAGAATAAAAACTGAAGTTAAAAATGATTTAGTTAATGAATTTAATAAAATACCACAATTAAATATAGAAACAAATCAAATAGAAGAGAAAAAAGCATTTCAATTGACAAATATAAGTTGGAAAACATATAGAAGTATATCAATATTAATATTATTTAGTAGTATATTTTTTTCTCATTTTTTAAAACTTCATTTTGAGAAAAGAAATACAGATCCATATTTAAATATGGTATTAAATATTTTACTACTATTTTTTATATTTAACTTGGGTATTTTTTTATTTTATAAAACATACTACAAATATATAAAATCTAAGAAAGGAGCTAAAGGTAAAAATGGTAAAAGAGGTGATAGAGGAATACCAGGTGAAAATGATAATTGTGATATTTCTACACGAAAAATAGGTCATTTTATTAGAGAAAAAAAATTATTTAAAAAAGAAATTATAGAAGATGAAGAAGATACCATAATAGATTTTGATAAATTAGAAAAAATGAAAAAAGGGTGGTATAATATTAGAACAGATTCCATAGGAAAAAAAAATCATAATGGTGGAAATATTACTAATAATATTATAGGAATATCTTGTAATAAAAATAAATTTTGTAAAAAATTTGGATTAAATAATATAGAAGCTGAGAAAAAAAAAACAAATAATAATGATAAACCTATAATAGGTGCTATGATAAATTATAATAAAAATACAAATAAAGTTATTGCAGTTCAATATTTATATGATAGAAATAAAGATCATCAAAAACATAAACATAATATAGGTAATTTCGGTTCAACACCTAATAATGTAAATGCTGGAACAATAGGTAATTATAATAATCAATCTAAAGGTATAGAAAAACATAATTTTGTTTGTCCTAAAAATTCAGCTATATATAAAGTAGAAGGAATGTATGATAATCAAGGAATAAGAGGATTAAAATTTCATTGTCAAGATATAAATACAGGTAAATTAGTTAAATCTTATAATAATAATAATAAAAAGGTATATGGTGTTTCTTTTGGTTTAGAACCAAAAGCAGATTCTGATAATTATCATTATGATAAATCAGAATGTAGTATGTATAAACATAATAATAAATATTATCCTACATTTATTTCAAATATAGGTGGACAATATGATCGTAGAAAAAAAACCATTCAAAATCTATCTTTTAATAAGTGTAGTTTTTACTATAATGATTAAATTCTAATTTTATTTTTATTTAAAGTTTATTAATATTATTAAATTTAATAATGTTTTTTAATAATACGTCTAAAGATACAAAATTATATGATGTTTTAGGAGTAAGTCCTACAGCAGGAGAACAAGAAATTAAAAAATCATATAGAAAATTAGCATTAAAATATCATCCTGATAGAAATCCAGATAATAAAGAAGCTGAAAATAAATTTAAAGAAATATCAGCAGCATATGATGTTCTTAGTGATAAAGAAAAACGAAATAATTATGATAAATTTGGTTTAGATGCTGTTAAAAATATGGGAGGTCCTAATATTAATCCATTTGATATATTTTCAAGTATGTTTGGTAATGACTCGCAGTCACAAAGTTCTAATGGTGCTAATATTTTTGAGGGAATGGGTGGTATGGGAGGAATGTTTGGTAATATGTTTCCTAGAAATGAACGTTCCGTTAGAGTCAAAAATAGACATGAGCGAGTATCAGTAACATTGGATGATATTTATAATAAAACATTATTAGATTTTAAATTTAAGAAAAAAAGTGTTTGTTCTGATTGTGATGGAACAGGTGGTATGTATAAATCATCTATATTAAATTGTGATAGTTGTGAAGGTAAAGGTCATATAACTAAAGTAATTCAAATAGGACCTGGTATGATATCACAATCAACAACTCAATGTTATAAATGTAATGGAAAGGGTAAAATAATTAAACCCAATGAATTATGTAAAACATGTAATGGTAATAAATATGTTAATAAAGATACGACTATACAAATACAATTAACGAAAAATATTCAAACAGGTAGTAAAATTGTGGTTAAAAATGGAGGTGATGAAACTATAGGCACTAATATTGTAGGTGATTTAATATTAGAAATTGTAGTTGAAGAACATCCTACATTTTCTAGAGATAAAAATAATTTAATTATGAAAAAAAAAATAATATTATCTGAGGCATTATGTAATGTTGAATTTGTGGTAAAACATATGGATAATAGGGAAATTTTGGTTTCGTTAACAAAAGTGATTCATCCTGGAATGAAACAAAAAATTATAGGAGAAGGAATGGATCAAAATAATGATTTAATAATAGAATTTGAAATAGTGTTTCCAAATAAATTATCGGAACAACGAAAAACTTATTTAAAAAAATTACTTCCAATAAATAATTCAATAATAAATAAAGATAATGTAATAGAATCTGTTGTTGTAGATTATAATCAATCTAATACAATTGATTCAGATAGTGATAATGATAATGATAATGATAATGATCATTACCATCATAATTCGGATGAAAATGTGGTAAATTGCGCACAACAATAAATAATTTATTTCAATTATAATTAAATACTATTTTCAATAATAGGATGACTAAATGATCATGCCATGAGCGCCTGAGCAACAATACCTCCGTCTTCAAAAAAATTATCTCCCCAATTTTTAGGTATTGAATAATTATTATATATACCAACAGGAGTATTAAATAGATCAGTCTCATTAAATTTTTCTATTTTTCCATAACGTTTTTCAATCAATGTTGGTAGGATGTCATCACTAAATAAAAAGTTTTTAATTTCTTCTATCGATTTAATGTTTATTTTAAAAAGTATTTTTAGATCCTTAAGAAGCGATTTTAATCTTGTTATTAACATAGCAGTATCTGTTTTTCCTCTTAATTCGTCAATAAATGTGATTATTCTTTTTGTAATAATTTTTATGGCTTGTTTATTACGATTAAATTGTTTAATTAAATGTAAATTCCTTACTTCTATTTTAAATTGTTTAATATTAATGTCACCATCAATAAATTTGTCATAAAACGCAATAACCGATTCAAGTGTTTTTTCACCTTTTTTTTTATCTAAAACTAAAATTCCCGCATTTTGGGAACGGCGCTTAGCAACTAATAATTCAAATTCTACGACTTTTTTTTCATCGGATGAAATTCCTGTATTATTATTATTATTATTATTATTATTATTATTATTATTATTATTATTATTACTTGGTTGTGTCTCTGTTTGTGTTTCTGTTTGTGTGCTTGCTACACCAGTCATAACTGGATTTGTAGATGTATTTATAGCTGTAGATACTAAAGAAGGTCCAGAAAGTAAATCATTGGCCGCACGAGCATCATTTTCTTGTATAATTTTCATTAAATCATCTACTTTTTTTTCTAAAAATGTTTTTTTAGAAGTTAATGATGTATTTTTTTCTCTCATCATTTTTAATTCTTCTTCAATGGTGTTATAATGAATACTTGTTTCTTCTCTTAATGTATCTAATTGAGTATTTAAATATTTAATTCGTCTATCATTATCCTTTTTAATTGCTTTTATTTTGTCTAATTCTGTATTTTTTTGTTCTGAAATCATTTTAGTATTATTCATTTGTGCTTTTAATTCTTCATTTTTTTTTCTAATCGTATCTATTCTTTTTTCTAACATCTCTTTTGTTGTATTTAATTCGTTTATTTCTTTTAATTTTTCTTTTAAACTGTTGGCATTATCATCAATCTCTGTTTGTAAAGAACGTATTTCTTTTTGTTTATCTTCTATTGTTTTATTTTTAGAAGATAATTCAATGTCTTGTTGTGAAAACAAATTATCTAATAATTCAAGTGAACCATTTAAATTTGAAACTTGACTATTGAGTTCTTGATTATTAACAATTACTTCAGCAAATTGATTTGTTAGTTCTTCTATTTTTTTATCACTTATTTTTTTTCTTAATTTTGTAGCATATTTTGAAGCCACATTTCTAGCACCTTGTTTAACATTAAATTTTCTTTGTAGTTCTTTTATTTTTTTATTACTTAATTTATTACTTAATCTTTTTATATGCTTTGTAGCAAATTTTGAAGCCGCATTTTTAGCACCTTGTTTAGCACTAAATTTTCTTTGTAGTTCTTTTATTTTTTTATTACTTAATCTTTTTCTTAATTTTGTAGCATATTTTGAAGCCACATTTCTAGCACCTTGTTTAGCATTAAATTTTCGTCGTTGTTCTTTTAGTGAATTTATATAATAATCATCCATTTCTATTACACCATTTCCTAATTCGTCAATAAGTTTTGATGAATTATTTACTCTTTTTGCTAATCCCCTTATCAATGCCCCTTTAGATACACTTTCACCTAACCTATTTCTAATATTTTTTTTCTTAGAAACAAACTGTTTCCATTTATCAACTACATTTTTTTTAGTTCTTTTTGTATTATTCGTCATAGTTTTTAATTTATCTACAACTTGTTGTTGAATTATTTTATTATATTTTTCTTTCATATTATTTCGTTCTTGTTTTGCTTGTTCTACATTAAGTTTTGCTTGGGTAAGATTTATTTCATGAATTTTGTGTTGATATTCATTTGATTGTTTTTTTAGATTCAAAGCATTTTGTAAATCTGATAATTTGTCGTTAGCATCATATTTACCGATTTCCTGTTCGAGTTTAAGTTCGTCTATTCTTAATTGAAGTTCTTCAGCAGTTAATTTTGAGTATTGTAGAGAATTTTGTTGTGCTTCTATTTCAGTTCTTAATTCTTCTATCATAGGATTAACTTCATTGCTATCAGATAATCCGTCTAACATTTCCATTACAGAATCAAGAAAATCAAGATCAATATCATCATTATCTAATTTTTCCTTTATAATTTTAGTTATAGTTAATATAGTTGGGGTTGAACTTGCTTTACTCATTTTTTCATTTAATTGACTTTCAATAAGACCTACCAATTTTATAATTTGTTTATAAAAATTTTGAACTTGTTTAGTTTTTTTTCTTAATTTTCTTGTTTTTCTTAATTTTGTAAGACTTAAAGATGGTGATACATTAGTATTTATCCTTCTTTTTTTGTTGCGTTTTGTAATATTAGTATTATTTCTCCTTCTTTTTTTGCTACTTTGCCTGGTATTACCATTATCTTCATTATTACTATCATTACCATTACCATTATCATTATCATTACCATTATCATTATCATTACCATTATCATTACCATTATCGTTATTATTACTATCATTACCATTACCATTACCATTATCGTCATTATTACTATCATTACCATTACCATTATCGTTATTATTACTATCATTACCATTATTATATGCGTCTAAATTGGATTTTTTACTGCTAAATATACTTTTAATACCAGACATCATTTTAATAATAATAAAAATGCCAGATAAGCCAAATAATGATATTAAAAATAAACATATCATTTTTCTTGAAAATTCATCGGTTGGTTCATTAGTTTCTTTAGGTACATAAGTTATTCTAGGTGGTTCATATGGTGTATTATAAGGATTATTATATTCTATACCTTTTGGTTCAAGAAATGTAAATTTATCCATAGCTCTTTTAATTAATCCAACTATAATAACTGGTGTTAAGTCTATTCTTGGACTAAAATTTTCAAGATGTTTATTTGAATTATATGGATTGATAGTAGACGGATCTTTAATAGTTAACTCTTTGAACCATGTAATAAGTTGTCTTTCTGGAATTTCTTCATCATAATCTAAAACTTTATTGAAATAATCATCAAATTCTATAGGATCTAATATTTCAAAATTTACTAAGTCATATAATGTATTATCAATCTCTGGTATAGGATTTAGTTTTGTAATTTTTGTTACGTTTTTGACCATTGTAATTAATTTAGGTGTTTCTATTTTAGTTGGGAGAACAATGACTTTTTTTAAAAGATGAGAAAAATTATATATATGAGGCATTAACTCAGTTTTATTTGTATCATTGATATTAGATAATACTTCCCGAATTGAATCATCAGATTGTTCTGTTATATTAGATCCATTTAAATCATAATTGTTAGTTATATTATTAAAAACAGTAACATTATGTTGTATAATTTCAGTTGTTGGTAATTGTGTTGAATTTTCAGTTTCACCACCTGAAATCATACATAACGCATTAATAGATTTTTGTTGAATCCATTGTAAATTCTCAAAATTACTTGTAGGATCATTACATACTTTTGTAAAATCTGCCTTAAAATCGTCATCATTAATTACACCATTATCTTTTGCCTGTTTACAAATATCTCTTTTTGGAAAAAAGATACAATAATTATTTTTAAGCCACCACATTCCACCAATAATAGAACCCATAGCAATACCATAACTTAATGCCCCTCCTTTTTTTGGGTTTAAATTACCACCCATTAATGATTTTTTCTGGGATTTAAATTGTTTTAATAACTCTGGTAACATAATTTTAATAATAAGTGGATGAATACCATTAATCATAGTAATAATCATTTCTTCATCTATTTTTTTTTTTTTTATTTTTTCCATTAAATACATTACATATTTCAATTCTTTTTTTGAAGCATTATTATATTTTAATAATTTAATTAAATCAACATAATTTTGTTCTAATAAATCTATCATATTATATAATTAATTTATATTTTAATTATAATTTAAAGAAATGATAACGTAATAAAATTGATTTAAATATTACAACTTAAATATAATTAATGACTGAAAAAGATATTAATTTAGTAGAAATAAAACCTATAATTCCTAATGATTTATTTAAATTAATAAATGTTGAATTAAATAAAATATTAGAAAAAATATGTTATGATAATAATCTTAATTCTGACATGATTCTTGAAAAATATGCCAATGATATTTCAAAAATTGGTTCTAAATTTGGTTTTAAAAAAAGAAATCGACGTGTTTTACCATTTGAATTTCAATGTATGGGAAGAAAATTAGATGGTAAACAGTGTACTAGAGGTAAAAGAGATCATAGTGACTATTGTAAAAGTCATGAGAATAAACTACCATATGGAAGAATAGACGAACCATTTAAATTTAAAGAAACAAAAGTTCGAGGACGTAAAAAAAAAGATAAATTAAATGATTTTATTGCTACACATGTTGAAGTTATAGATGGTAAAAATTATTTAGTAGATGAAAATAATTTTGTTTATACATTTAATATTAATAACCCTGAATTTTTAGGTATAAAACAAAATAATATTATAAATAAAATTGATTGTTAAATATTTTATTTATTTAAAAATAAATGGATACGCCAAAAGAATTTGATAATAGATTGAAAG